AACCAAGTTTACAATCGATAAACGTGGTCAAGGTGAAAAAAATTTCGCGTGTTGCATGAAGATGGAAAATGCCGATGTACACGCGACGTATACATTGGGCCGCGCCGCGTCGCGTTCTGAAAACACCCTAAATATAAAAGATACGCATAAGGTCATTCTCACGGAAGGCGGCAGAGTACCAACCGGTGTGCGCGTCGCGGACTGGCGAATAAATGGACCGGTACAATGTGCACAAAACGTGCATCTTAAGGCTTCTCCCCTCAAATAGGTTTTTAAAATCTATAAAATAATATGAGTATACCATAAACAATGAACCAACACGCATTAGCCATAACCCTTTCTATAATTTTAGGTTCTGCGTATTACATAATGATGGAAAAATCCATTCCAACGGAATCAAATTGTAGTTATCTCGCGACGCCGATGACGGATTATCTCGCGTTCTTATGGGGATTCATTGTTATAAAATATGGTATACAATATAACAATCCCATATTGACTGTGTTAGGTGCGACTGTCGTAGTTGAACATATATGGCAATTAACTAGAAAGGGGTGATCAATAAATAGTGAATGGTTTAATGTGTCCAACCACGAGCGATGGTTTTACGACAACATCGTACCCCGCATCTTTAATATTTTTACAAAACGCGACATCTTCGGAGACCATCTCCACCAAATTCTTATCAAATCTTTGTAATGGATAATAAAAATACGGGTATTTCATTTTATATAACACTTCCTTTCTACACGCAAAGAACCCCATGCCGTTATACGCGACTTTCATGTACTTGGGCGCTCCTACCACGTCTTCGTCTCGAAGAAATTTGAAATTTCCATTTTTTTTAAATACATCCGTATTCCATTCCTTCACACACGCGAAGTGTACTTGGTCGCTCATTCTATATAATCCGCTCACGCACGGGTGTTTATGGAGACAATCTTCGATGAGTTCTATGACCTGAGCGGGTGTAAATATTTGATCAGAATCTATGGTCATCCATACATCAAAGTGTTCGCCGTTAAATGGTTTTTGGTCAACACCTCTGAGTGTATCTAACCCGAGTGTTTTCATGCGTGTGAATGGAACAAACGAATTGTGTTCATTCACGACTACTATTCTATAACGTTTAACAAGTTCTAGGAGAGTCGTGGACCAACACTTTAAAAATTCACCCGAAAATGTATCCCCGGGAAGAGATATGATCACTATGGGGAGTTCCTTAGATATGTACATACACTTAATAAACTGGCTATCTTTAAACCGTCGTAGTTGACGAAAATACTTAAAAATATGTAAACAACACTACATAAGATAATGAGTAAAAAGGAGCGTGGACAATTCTATACCGTGAACCACTCATATATCATGGACGGATTCGATAAACCTTCCGGTAAGGTTATAGAACCGTTCGCGGGTAAAGGTGATCTTTTAGAATGGGTGGGACACGATAATTGGGATGCGTACGATATAGATCCAAAGCGAGACGATATCTCATACAGAGATACACTCGCGGATCCACCATCGTATAAAGATGCTTTTGTGATCACAAATCCCCCGTATTTAGCTAGAAATAAGTGTAGTTCGAAAGTCATCTTCGATAAATATAATACAAACGACCTCTACAAATGTTTCATAACGTCGTTGGTTGAACAGGAACACGGGTGTTTGGGTGGTATATTTATCATCCCCGCGGGATTTTTTCTTTCGCCGCGGGACGTCGACGTTAAGTGTAGGGATTCATTCATGCGTCGCTATAAAATAACCAAAGTCAAATATTTCGAAGAAACCGTGTTTCCCGACACACCGACGACGGTAGTCGCATTTTCATTCGTAAAATCGGACGTACACATGACTTCACAAAGTGTTATTTGGGAACAGAGACCTTCGGGTGTGTGCAAAACGTTTGATATGAAAATGGAAAATAAATGGATCATAGGTGGAGACATTTATAATCTCGAAACGCGGTCGGATATTAAAATTTCTAGATTCGTACAAAATAGACAACACGAAAATATAACAAATCTCACCGTATGCGCTTTAGATAGTGGAACTAAAAATGGGCGAATACATTTAAAATATGAAAAGGATTACGTGTATCAGGGTATAGATACAAGTAGAACTTATGCGACTCTGTGTATTAGAGGAATAGAATTATCCGAAGATGATCAGATAGATATTACAAAAAGGTTTAATGTATTCTTAGAGAAGTATCGAAAAATGTATTGGAGTTTGTTTTTGCCCCAGTATCGGGAAAGTAAGGCATACGCGAGGAAACGAATACCGTTCGATTTGGTCTATAGAATAGTATCCAATTTATTATTGAGCCATGAAAAATAACCGTGTAAATCACCGATGTAAATATTTGGATTGTCGAATTTACTCAACAATCTCATATTTTGAGCCAAAAACTTACCATCGAGGATATTAGCAAACAGTGTAGATGTAATTTCTCCCTTCTCCAATACTTTTACTTGGGATCTGATAAAATCATGAATACATTTCAGGGAACGCGTTTGCGAACCACCAGTCTCGCAGATACTCTTGAAATTATATAACACGCGTATGGGTTTGTGTGGTGGGACGCCGCTGAGAAAGAATTGGATGCCGTCAAAATCTTCCGTCCAACTAAGGTCGCCACCCTCACCGGCATACGGTCTAGAAAGTCCCACTTTTAATTCCAGTGTGTCTTCATGGATACGGATATGATTACTCAATGAACACTCAATACCCGTACCCCTAAAGATAGCATTTCGTTGAAAATCCTCACATTTCATCGAATCTTTTCCCGCGAGCGTCTCTGAATTTAACAGCTCCCTTCTTCGAGCGGCGGTCCACTCGATTCCAGGGATAATATCCGCTGGACATGCGATATCGTAGTTGTGAAGAGGCATCCTCTGTAAGTATCGATATAGCATAGTTTTTACGCGACTTAAGTTGTATATGCTCATGTTATTATTAAATATCTAATTATCTAAAAAATCACCCGAAGATGCGTCGAATACGCGTCTACCCTGATATTTCGTTAAATCGATCAAACCGCCAATTCCCAAAGGACCATCGCGCAACTCACGCAAAGCGTCCACGTGTAAATTATAAACCTTCGTGGGAGATATGCCCATATCTTTGGCTAAATCTTTGATTAACGGAATAGCACCGTTAAACCCGTATAGTTCGAATATAACCCGTGCTTCGTCTTTCCCAAGTTTATTTATTTCTTTCGTGATGTATTCCCGCTCTACTTGATGGTATATATCTTCCTCGAAACTACCATCTATCATGTAATCGTCTTTGTCCCCTATAGAAAAACACGGTAAAGCCCGCGAAGCTTTGGCTTCTGGAACGCGGATGGTATACTTATTGTTTAAGAAATTACGACGTATGGTTGAGTGTATCCATGGATACGCGTACGTGCTAAACTTTGTACCTTTCGTAGAATCGTACTTATCGTGTGCGGAAACGAGACCGAAGACGCCGTAATGAATACAATCGTCTATCGTGATGACCTGTCTTTTATGTGGGTATTTCTTATAATAGTTCCACGCGCATTTACGCACGAGACCCATGTGTGTCTCCACTGTATTTTTTCTAGACAATTTTGAGATGTTCTTACACGTAATAACGGGCATCTACTGTTACATGTATTGTATTTTTTAATTAGGTTGTCATGAATAAAATGTTAGTGAAACATAAGAGGTCATGAGTAATCGTCCTAAAAGAACACCCAAACCGATAACCAGATTACGAAATTTACAGGCAAGCAATGCCGTCGTGAGAAAACGCACTAGAAAGAGTGGAACGGTTGCGAGCACCCCGCCACCTGTGTCGCGTGTGAACATACCGAAAACCAATAAGACGCTCAGAGGTAGAATATTTCACGTATATAATAGTTTAATGAAATCTGGAGAAATAAAAGATGCTAATGTATTCAATTTCTTATTATCTTATTACGTGGATGCGGAGGAGACGTTTTTGGCCCGCGAATTTAGTGGTAAAACTGATGACTTTATAAGAACAATGTTAAAAACACAATATAACATAATGGTTCGAAATAAAAGAGTAAATAGCGGCACAATAACTCTATCTTTTACTTTTAACGACGTCCAGTTAAAAGACTTCGTACTCATGATGTATCTGGATGTATATCACGATGGTAAAGACAAAGAGGGTGGGTTTCAGGGAACGTTAACCGAATTTATAAATGGTGGCATACCTAGTTATATAGTTGGAGAAACGACGAAGTCAAAATTGATTGGAAACACGCCACTGAAAGATAGCCTTATAGAGAATGGAATATTTGATCTTAAAACAGATAAACCGAAAGGATCACACGAAAAGAAAATAAAACACAAAATACACGAAATATTTAATACGAACAAGCAATTCGTATATAACCAAGGTGTAAATTTATCTAGGTATGCGAGAGATAGAGAACATAAACCCATTTATATGAGTATCGATGCTGAGTCTAAAAATACTCATCCATTTTCGATATTAATGGCGAAATCATCTTTTATCAATACCAGGAATGAAGCAACGCGAAGAAAGTTTTTAAAATCTATAATCAGCATCGCAAATCGTGTAGATCCGGGAAATCTCATGCCCCTTGGAGGTGCCAGTGAAGAATACAGTAGATTATTTAACCCCTCCGAAATGAGATCGACACAATTGTATGATTTTTCTGATTATGTATTTAAAATCCACAATTCAGCATTTAAACTTTCAAATAAAGTGGGTCAACCCGCTGTCGCGAAGACCAAACCGTTTACATTAACCAAGGTCAACTCTCCCAATAATAACATACCGGTGGGTGGGAGTGCGTCAAACGCAGCGCGTGGAGGCAATAAAGATAAAGTATCTAAATTTTTGGGGGATTTTTTTCAAATATTAGTATCAACAAAATATCCTAATAGATATGTGTGTACACAAGATGGTATGTGTGCAGCTATGACGGCGTTTATATTTAAAAATATAAAGAAACAAGAGCCGAGACTTTTCTTAGACCTCGCGTTCCCACAAGGTAATAAAATACACGTTTTCGGTGCAGAAGATCGACTTCACGAAACGAGTGTATACAATAATAATAAAACAAACATACGAACCGGTAATAACGCTAAACGCGGCAACAATAAATCCGCGTCGGGTGTTTCCGTTACATCAAATAATAGTATGAACAGTACCGCAAATAGTATAAGTAGTAATAATAAACCAAATACCTTACAAACGTACGTCAAAAGAAAGAGAAACAATATGAATTCGAATAATATAAATAATAAAAACAGAGTAGTTAAAAG